CGCGCGGGGAAATCTTTATCTCAAAATGAAACATTCTTCTTGACCCCACACTCTTAAGTTGTATTACTCCACGCTACTACCAACTATTACCCCCAATCAGTTAGGAGCCAGTATGAACTGTAAGAATATTAATACACACCAAGCCATTGAATTATCAAACGCATTAAGAGACGCAGTTGCTGGATCACATGAACATAGTAAGCCATACGCTGTTGTATACTCTGATAAGATGAATGCTGCTATCGCCATGCCAGATGAAGACAACGTGGGAGCGGCTTTGGGATACAACTGTGTCTTGGTGGTAGGTGGCTAAACATACACTTTCCCGCGTGGGGAAATCTTTTTTAGCGCACTGTTAACTTTTTTATTGACAATGTACTAGGTGGCGTTTTAGGTGTTAGCAGTCAAACTAGCTAAAGGACTCTGACATGAAAACTGCTACCATTAAGATTACTCAGCGTATGCTGAACAAGTCTATCATCGATGCAAACAAGTCTGTCGTTGATTTTGTTAAAGAGTATCTACCTGTTGATTATGATGACCTAGAGTGGAGCCGTGTTAACGGTGGTAAGCCGCGTATTACGTTCAGTGCCAAGTTCACTGACGGCTCTCCCTCTGAGGTTCGCTGCTATCTTAGACCAAGGGGCGACAGGCTCCTGTCTATCAAGAATATCACCAAGAAAGCTGCTGCTGGTGATACTGTTACCTTCTATCATGCTGACCGTCCTATTTCAGACGGCATAACTACCATTCGTAATAACTACATCTCTATCGATGTTACTAAAGGAGAAGCGGCATGATTGTTACAAAGACGCACAAAGTAAAAGTATATGATCACAACGATGCCGTGGTCTTCGTTTATGAAAACCGCTGGGAGAAGACTAATCCCAAGGATAAAGACTGCCACAAGTATAAGCACTGGAAAGAGGTGCTGACTGCCATTCCAATGAACTTCGGATACGATGAAAATTTTACTGAAGAAATGGTTGTGGAGAAGGTTCAGGCCGTGGCAAGTTCCTTAGAAGCTGCCTATGCCCATGATGTGGATGGCTACGAGATAGGCATCTCCTATTTCATCAACTACAATCGCCAATATGTGAATGCGTAATGGCTAAAGCTCCTTATGTACGGATACGAGATATCCAGAACAAACGGGTCTACGATGTTAGACCCACCCCTAAACTTCTTGAGGCGTTTCCCGCATTAGTGCGGGAGACATATGATACTAAGACTGAGGCTAACGAGCGTGGTTATGAGTGGCGGCGTAAGTATGAGGCATGGTTGGCTAATGACCATGTAGAAGTCACCGTAGATGATCGATCAGTAGAGTCTATGGTTAACTCCTACAAGCTATCTAATGCGTATATCAACATCAAAGCCGAAAGCACTAAGAGATCATACCTTGGTCACCTTAGACACGTTCTTGAGGTTGTCGTAAGCAACACAACATTTCGTAGAATGCTTGTGTCGAATGTGGACTACAACTACGCCCAGAAACTGTACCAACACATACAGTCTGACGTATCCACACACAAAGCTAATCACACAGTGAAGGTGTTGAAGCTAGTATGGAATGAAGCTCTTCGGTCTGGGAAGGCCAAGAGCAACCCATTCTCCCTGCTGAAATTACCAAAGCTGCCTGACCGTGAAGTCTTGTGGCCTGATGAGCATATCACTGGCATGATCAAGTTCTGTGATGAGAGTGGTAGACCTAGCATGGGTACTATGATCACCTTGCTGTATGAGCTATGTCAGCGTGTCGTTGATGTTCGCAAACTACAGTGGAGCAACATCGATTTAGATACAGATTGCTTTGAGTTTACGCAGGAAAAGACTGGCACTCGTATGTCTATTCCTATATCACCATCCATACGAAAGCGTCTGGAGTTGCACAGTATCAGCAACAATGACAATTTCATCTTACGCGAAGAAAGCACAGGTAAACCTTACACCCAAGACCGCGCAGTCAAATCGTTTAGGCGATTGGCTAAAGATTATGGTCTGCCAGAAGTTCCTATAGCGGGTCACCGTAATGAGGACGGCTCTCAGAAGTACACATCTATTTGGTTAAACGACTTGCGAAGGACGGGTACTACCCATGCCTCTCGCGCGGGGTGTACTGACCGTGAGCTAATGGCACTAACAGGCCATAAGAACCCTAGTATGCTTGTGGTGTATGCCAAGCAAGGCAACATCGAAGCAGCCAATGCAATGAAGAAAAGAGGTATCCTATAGTGGAACTCAACTATGAGAAGAACCCGCTGTTAGAACTAGATCATTCACAAAAATACAAAGTCATAGAGGTGTACGACACTCGCGGTAACAAAGTAGACCGCCTTGCATGTATGGGGCCACAGTTGCCCAATGCCAAACTAAACTCACTCAAGATTGGCGCTAGGTGGACTAGCCCAAAGGAACAACGTGTCTATGAGAGGATTCTCTAATGGAAGATTTACCAATGGGCATGGAACATGAACTCCGGCTGATGGGCATTCTACCTGTAGATGACGAACAGGAGCCTACGATTGAACGAGACTATTCGTTTAAGATGCCGGAGTTGGACGAGAACGGGGAGCCACCTTGGTAATGGAGTTCTTTACTGTTCTTGTACTGACCTACGCGCTTAATGGTCATTTTATTGAAAGCAAAACGGTATTCCCCTCGCAACGTGCTTGTGGGGATGCCTTACCCGACTATTACGAACCCATCTACAAATTTGATAAGGAGTCGATGGGGCAATGTATCGTCACTGATACTATATCTAAATCAATCAGACCTAAGATGAGGCCGACAAATGATTAAAGCAACGTATATTGAACACATGGGCAGTGATGTGTCCGTAGTTAATTCCGCACGGGTATCCTTCGGCAAGAAGAGTGATTCCATAGGCTCCTATGATATTCATATGGGTAACTGGGCTGGAGAGATACCAGTGTTAGAAGACAGGGATGAAAAGCTGATTAAGTATTTAGCCAAGCACAAGCACCTGTCACCCTTCGGACATTGCTTTGCATCCTTCCACGTTAAAGCACCAGTGTTTGTCGCTAGGCAATTAGTTAAACATAAGTTCCTACGTTGGAATGAAATAAGTAGGAGATACGTGGACGATGATCCTGAGTTTTACGCGCCTAGTGAATGGCGAGGAAAGTCTGAGGATAAGAAGCAAGGTTCTGATGGTGTTGTATCAACAAGTCAAAGTATAATGGCTTCATCTTCAAAGGCTAACATGTGGTCACTTAGATACTACCAAACATTACTGAACCAAGGCGTAGCACCTGAACAGGCTCGTATGGTGCTGCCACAGAGCATGATGACTGAGTGGTATTGGTCTGGTAGTCTAGATGCCTTTGCGGATATGTGCAGACTTCGCTGCGCCCCTGATACACAAGCAGAGACACGCATGGTTGCCAGTGAGATTAGTGAACTGATGGGTCAACTATATCCTAGTTCTTGGGATGCTCTGATAGGAGATGGAAAATGAGAGGTAACATAAACGGTGCATTAAAAGCGTCTGCCATAGTCGCGTTTATTATAGCAGGATTACCAATACTGATTGCCATGACCTATGAGGAGTTCCCGCGCTACTGTAAGCAAACAATTCTTTTACCCTGCGTTGGAACTACTACGCCACCTAACTAATCCAAAGGATATAAGAACTACTCTACTGGGGGATTCGCTATCCTTCGGTAGAGTAATGGCACAAATGGCACGGTGCCACTTAACAATATGCCATGCCATTTTCTCTAAAAAAAACTGTAAGTCATTGTTTTTAAAGAAAATGGCTCCGACGGTAGGGGTCGAACCTACGACCAATTGATTAACAGGTATCGTTTAAAATCAATAGGTTACGAGAGTTTTGCATAAATGACTGTGACCGTAAATTGGCTAAAATAACTCTCTACTAAGTGTTGACATAAACAACGAGCTATATAAAATAGGGCTGCGCCTTTCGGGGGCAGTATAGCATAGGACTACTCAAATGACCTACCAAGAACAGCTAGATATCATAAAAGCTATTCCTATTAAGGAAGGTGATACAAAAGTAATTACCTGTCCATTCTGCTACGGTGAGAAGAAGTTGGCTCTGTCTAAGCTAGACGGTAAACTTCTATGGTACTGCTACCGCGCATCATGTAACGGCAAGGGAGTACATCACGGAAATCGTGGTAAGCAATCAGTCAAGGACTATCTCAGCAATGTGACTAGGGATAGATCGAATGGCAGACCTATACCAGAGATCGTGACTGCTGTAGAGAATCATCCCCCTGCAATTGAATACTTGAAGTCGGTCAGTAGCCTTGAAGCTCATCAGAAGAAGTGGATTAAGGTTAAGTATGCTCCGGCTGAGGATAGAGTACTATTCTATAATACAGGTTCTCAGGGGGCAGTAGGACGCGCACTTAGTAAGTATGGACCTAAGTGGGTCAGCTACGGGAAACTACCTGACGGAATCTCTGTAGGCTTGGGAGATATAGCTGTACTAGTCGAGGATACTCCATCTGCCTGTTCAGTTAGTAGAGTGGATGGATTGGTAGGCATTGCATTGTTGGGTACTACAATCACTTCTGGTATTAAGAAAACACTGAGTAAATACCCGGAAAGATACTTAGTTCTTGACAAAGATGCTGCACTCAAGTCTATATCGCAAATGAGGCGAATAGATAAAAGTCTCAAAACAAGGTTAACTAAGGTAGATTTGAAGCACATGAGTATTGATCAAATCTGCCAACTAATAGAGGGGGAATAAAATGAATACGTTCAGTGCTGTTGGATTTTACGGCGTTCCTGTAACTAATTGGTGTAATACTATTTTGGGGCCACCTAAAATATAATTTAATTAAACCTAATTCATTTTAAAAATTAATTATTATAAGGAGTACAGGCATGAAAGTACGTGCTATATGTCTACTGGATTACGATGTGGAAGGTGGTTTCAAAGAAGCTGCTGAAGAAGAAGCAAAGCTAGAGAGTGCCATTAAGAATTTAATTTCTGGCAACAAGAGAGTGGTTCACTATCAAATAGAGATGCGCGAAAGACGCGGCAATGCAGCCCCTGACATCTCCAAGATGAAGTTCCGCAGCAACTAGCCTAAAGTATATTTTACATATCAAAATTTTTTAAGCCTCCATCCAATTGGGGGCTTTTTTTATTTCCTTGACGGTGGTACAATAACCACTCTATAAAGTGCCAACTATAGGATTTACTAAATGGATCATTCACTACTCAAAAACTGCTTGAACCACGACTTCTTCGAGCAGAATAAGTCCAAGCTACGGGCATCCCTATTCGAGGATAACCTTAAAGAACTGTATGAGACAATCATTGCATCGCATGAGAAGTTCTCTCAGGATATAACTCCACTGGAGTTGTTTGCATTCTGGAAGTCTACCAACCCGACATCGACTACTGCTTGGACTGCGGAGATTGAAGATACAATCAATGCTACTGCCAATGCAGAAGACATAAAGCCTGAGATTGCTAAGGATGTCATAGAGAACCTATGGCGGCAGCATGTTGGTTTGGACATTGCCAACCTTGGTATCCGTATGTCTGAAGGTACAATAGAAGCAATGGATGAATTGAATATGCTTCTGGACCGTGTAGCTGAGGGCTACCTACCTGATGACTTTGGTGAGCCGACAACGGATGATATCTACGAGCTATTGGCTGTAACATCGGATGAAAACAGATGGCAGTTCAATATCGAAACCCTGAGCCGTCACGTATATGGAATTGGTGGTGGTGAATTTGCTGTAGTGTTTGCCTGTCCTGAGACTGGGAAGTCTGCTTTCATCGTGTCTCTGTGTGCTGCACCGGGGGGATTCTGCCAACAAGGTGCTAAAGTATTATACTTGGGCAATGAAGAAAGCACCAAGCGTACTAAGTTACGCGCCATACAATCAT